GCTTGCAGAAGAACTTCGCCACGGAGAATGCCACGGCTATGAAGCAGGCCAAGGCGTACTCCAACGAGGTTTACAGCAAGTACGGCAAGAAGATGAAGGAGGGCGGTATCTCTTCTGAGGCTCAAGACCAGATGAAGACTGCCCGCAACCAGCGGGCGTATGAGAACTGGGAAAAGTCTCAGCGTGAGGAGAACGAGGGGATGCGTAATGCGATCCTCGGCGCTCCGAGGCGCATGATGGAAGGGATCAAGGGCTTGTTCTCTCCGAAAGTTCCCGAAGGCAGTGTCACCAAGACCAAAGAGTCTGTAACTGTGGCACCCGCCAAGAAGCGCGGCGGACGAGTGTGCTGAACCAAGTGGGGGCTTCGGCCCCCGCTTCTCTTTGAAGGAAAGAGATGAGAGTCCAAACTGTTTCCAAGACTGGCGTCGGTTCGAGTGCCGCCCTGGTAATGAATACGAACATCAGCCCCTTCAATGTGGGGTTTGGTGTTGAAGTGACTGGTACGGTTGACTACACCGTCCAGCACACCTTTGACGACCCTGGCGTGGGCTTTACGACTTGGTTTTCGCACCCGACGGTTGCGGGTGAGACGACCAACCAGGACGGCAACTACGCATTCCCCGTGACTGGCGTAAAGGTTCTGGTGAATTCGGGAACCGGCACCGCAACGCTTCGGCTGGTTCAGGCTGGTATCTGATGGGTAAGGTCGGATACGGCGCGGTCGTCGATCAGGCGAATACCACAGACGGTTTTGCGTCCGGCGTCGGAGCGCAGAATGTCTTGGGTGGCACGGATTTCGGTCTCGATGTCGGGGCTGATGGCGTGGTTGACCTGTATGGCGGAACGCCGGTGACGACCTTTTATATCGCGGATGAGTCTGCGCCTGGGTATGTCCTGCAAGAGGACGACAGCAAAATCATTTTGGAGTCATCGTAATGGCAGATCAGAAAATTTCCGCGATGCCTTCAGCGGCCACGCTCACCGGGGCCGAGTTGGTTCCTCTCGTGCAGTCGGGTGCGAATGTAAAGGCAACGCTAGATTCCATTCGAGCATTCGAAAACGCCTACGGCGCGTGGAGTGATGCCACGGATCAGACCGGTAGCGTCAGCGCGGGCACCGTGATTACCATGGACACGGTTGATGTTACTGATGGCATCACGCTGGTCGATAACAGCAAGATGACCGTGCCAAGCGCTGGTAAGTACAATCTGCAATTCAGCTTTCAATTCAAGAACACGAACAATACGCAAGAGGACACGACCATTTGGTTGCGCGTCAACGGTTTGGATCTTGCAAATTCGGCGACGCAGTACACCATCCCCGCACGAAAAAGCGCCAGCATCTTTGGCTACGGGGTTGCATCGTTGACCTTCTTACTGGATCTTGCCGCGAACGACTATGTTGAGATGGTCTGGCTGCCCACGAGCACGAGTGTGACCCTTGAGCACTTGCCTGCAAGCCTGTCGCCTGCGTACCCTGCCATTCCATCGGTGATTGCCTGCATGATTCAGGTGGCCTGATCATGCCCGCCAAGACCAAAGCCCAGTTCCGGCTGATGAAGGCCGCGGAGAACAATCCGAAGTTCGCCAAGAAGGTCGGCATCAAGCCGAGCGTGGCGGCTGAGTTCACGGCTTCAAACAAGGGCAAGAAGGCGTATAGCGGGCTGCCAGAGCGCATGAAAGAGGGTGGGGTGTCTCTTGCTGTGGGCAGGGGCGAAAAAATGCCTGTAGAGCGCGGTGCGGGGCTTACGGCGAAGGGTCGGGCCAAGTACAACCGCGAGACGGGGTCGAATTTGAAGGCTCCGCAGCCCCAAGGGGGGCCTCGTCGTGACTCGTTTTGCGCGAGAATGGGGCCTGTTGCAGAGAAAAGTGAGAAGGGGAGTCGCGCCCGTGCGTCCATGAAGCGCTGGAACTGCCCCGGATGGTGAGGTAAGACATGGCCTACTCGGGAACCGTCGGCACGACCGTCATCCAAGTCCAGACCCTGATCGATCACGGGGCGCGTCGTGCTGGGAAATTGGCCGAAGAACTGACCTCCGAGCAGGTTTTGAGTGCCCGCGAGTCGCTTTTTTTCCTCCTGTCGAACCTGATCAACATCGGGATCCAGTACTGGGCCATCGACAAGAAGGTTTACGGCCTGAAGGCTGACCAGTACATCTACAAACTGCCGGTTGGGGGCAACGATGTGCTCCAGGCCCTGTATCGGCGCATGAATAGACCCACCCCGAACAGCACCGGCGGCTACACCTCGAGCGCCGGTGGCACCGTCGGGAATGCTTTTGACTCGAACATTGACACTCTCTGCACCCAAACCAGCACTAACGGCAACATCACCGTCGATTACGGCACCAACAACCCGGTCTACATCGGTTCAATCGGCGTTTTGCCGGGCGTTTCTGCGAGTATCGATTGCGTATTTGAGTACTCCGCTGACGGAATTACCTGGAGCACGCTCGAAGACCCTGGGGTGACCGCCTGGGTGAACAACGAGTGGATCTGGTACGACATTGACCCGGGCCAGACGGTGCAGTACTACCGGATTCGGGCCAGAAACGGCTCGACGCTGTCGCTTCGCGAACTCTACTTCGGGAACAACTCGACTGAGATCACGATGGCGCGGCTGAACCGGGACGATTACACGAACCTCCCGAACAAAAACTTCACCGCCAATCAGCCGTTCCAGTACTGGTTCAATCGCACGATCCCCCAGGCGGAGATCTATCTGTGGCCGGTGCCTTCGGACACCTTCGTGCAGATGACGGTGTGGTACTCGCGCCAGATCATGGATGTGGGCGATCTTTCGGGTGAGCTTGAGATCCCCCAGCGCTGGTTCCTGGCCGTTCAGTCGATGCTGGCTCATCAGATGAGCCTCGAGTTGCCCGGCGTGGCGCTGGATCGCATCACCTACCTCGAGCTTCAAGCCGAGAAATACCTGAACTTGGCCGAGGCAGAAGAGCGCGACAAGTCGCCGATCTACTTTGCCCCGAATGTGTCGGTTTACACGAGGTAAGTGATGCCTCGTTTCCTCGACACTCTGGGCTACTCTGACATCGCAATCGCGATATGCGACCGATGCAAGATGAAGCGCCCGCACGCGGTGATGAGGAGTGACCCGAACTTCCCTGGCTTGCAGGTCTGCAACGAGAACTGTGCCGATGAATTCGATCCCTACCGACTGCCCGCCCGCAAAACCGAACGGATAACGATTCGGTTTCCTCGGCCGGATGTTTCGGTGGCGCTCGATCCCAACAATTTGTCCGCAGGGGAGCCTTACGGCGGCGCGGTGCTTTCCACGGAAGGCAACACCGAGACGCCGGAGAACAATGGCAACCTAGACGGACTGGAGATCCAGCCCTGATATGCCGAACTTAACCATCACCCAACTTCCGGCGGCTGGCCCCATCACTGGGACGGAACTTGTTCCCATCGTCCAGAACGGTCAGACCCTTCGCACCACGACGGCGGCTCTTGCTGGGTCGCCGGTGCAGACGCAGACCTTCCTGACGCTCGTCCAAGAGCCGACGCTGATCAACAGCCGGGCGCTGTCAGGCGGCACTGGCATCGGTCTGGTGGACGGCGGGGCGCTCTCGACCCTCCAGATCACGCTCAACGGCACTTCTGGGGCTTTGGAGGGTGCAGGTACAGGGATCATCGTAAAAACGGGTTCTGGGGCCGTTTCTGCGCGTTCTGTGGTGGTTTCCGGTACCGGTCTGGCCATCTCCAACGGTTCCGGGGTGTCAGGAAACCCGACACTCTCGCTGGATGGTCTGATTTCGGCCATCGCTCAGGTCGGCGGCACCGGGTTGCTTGCAATCCAAAACGGTGCGACCGCGGGCGGGGTGCTGATTGCCGGAACCTCGAACCAGATCGCGGTAGCCAACGGGAACGGATCTGGCGGTAACCCGACGATCTCCATCGTCTCGGATCCGGTCATCCCAGGCACCGGCGGAATGGTTGTGCCTGTGGGCACCGCCGCGCAGGAGCCGGTCGGAATCAGCGGTCAGTTGCGCTTCAACACAACCACGCAGACCTTCGACGGGTATGCCGGGGGTCAGTGGAAGCAATTCTCGCAGACCGGCGGGGTAACGACCTTCAGCGCAGGGTCTACGGGCCTGACGCCGTCTACTGCAACCACCGGGCCTGTGACGCTTGGCGGCATTTTGAATCCCGCTTCTGGCGGTACGGGAGTGAACAACGGTTCGTACACCACGACGCTCGGCGGGAACATCAGCACCGGCGGCGCGTTGACTACGGTTGGCGTTTTCAGCACTGCGGGTGCATTTTCGACTGTGGGTGCGTTTGCGTTGACGCTGACGGCCACAGGGGTGACCAATGTCACTCTTCCGACGACAGGAACGCTTGCAACGCTTGCGGGGTCGGAGATCCTGACAAACAAGACAATCTCGGGTTCCAACAACACGCTGTCGAACATCGCGAATGCGAGCCTGACGAATTCCTCGGTGACCTACAACGGCGTCACGGTAGCCCTGGGGGCCTCTGGAACAATCACCGCGAACACAACGAATGCGCTGACCGCCGGAACTGGCCTGCAACTGGATTCGGGAACGACCTTCAATGGTTCGGCCGCAAAGACGATCAGCATTGACTCGACCGTGGTCACGCTCACCGGAACACAGGTGTTGACCAACAAGTCGATCAGCGGGTCATCTAACACTCTGAGCAACATTGCCAACGCATCGCTGACCAACAGCGCAATTACCGTCGGCACGACCACAATCTCGCTTGGCGCGACATCGTTGACTCTTGCTGGGCTGACTTCGGTCACGCTTACTCAAGACCCGGTGTCGGCCTTGCAGGCTGCCACGAAGCAGTATGTGGACACGCTTGTATCTTCGGGGATCACTTATCACACCCCGGTCAAGTACGAGGTGCCCGGCGGAAACCTGAACGCGACCTACAACCAGCCTGGAGGCCCGGGGGTAGGGGTAGGGGCAACTCTGACCAATGCTGGCACCTTGGCGGCATTTACGCCTGATGGCGTGGTGGCATCGCCCGGCGACCGGATCCTGGTCTACAACCAGACGAATCAGTTCGAGAACGGGGTCTACACGGTCACCACCGTGGGCGATGGATTGACGGCATGGGTGTTGACCCGTGCGACGGACGCGGACACCTATGCTCTGAAGAGCACGACCGGCCTGGGGCAGGGGGATGCGTTCTTCGTGACCTCTGGCAACACCGGGGCTGGTGAGACCTATGTCTGCAACACCTCTGGCACGATCACCTTCGGCACGACGGCGATCACCTTCGTTCAGGTATCGGCGGCGCAGGTCTATTCCGCTGGCACGGGTCTGACGCTGACAGGTACTCAGTTCAGCCTGACATCCCCGGTGACGGCCATCCTGGGCGGGACTGGACAGACCTCTTATGCCGCGGGTGATCTGCTGTATGCCTCAACCACCACGGCACTCAGTAAACTTACGCTGGGAACCCAAGGGAATGTCCTAAAGGCCGGGGCCTCTGGCCCTGAGTGGGGCGTGATCTCCGGCGGGACTTTCTAAAGGAAAACGACATGGCTGCAACGAACTTCACCCCGATCATTCTGTACCACAGCACGACGGCGTCTGCTGCGCCAACGGCTGGGAATCTGAACAACGGGGAACTGGCCATCAACATCACCGACGGCAAGTTGTTCTACAAGGACAACGGCGGTGTGGTTCAGGTGATCGCCACGAAAGGCACCGGCGTCATCGGCGGATCGGACACCCAGGTTCAGTACAACAGCAGCGGTGCGTTGGCCGGATCGGCGAACTTCACCTTCAACGGAACGACGGCGTCGATCAACACCCTGAATCTGACGACCGCCCTTGCGGCGGCCTATGGGGGCACTGGGCAGTCTTCGTACACGACGGGTGACATCATCTATGCCACCGGTGCGACGGCGCTCTCCAAGCTGACGATTGGGGTCAATACGACGATCCTGACTTCAAACGGATCGGCTCCCCAGTGGTCGGCAGCCTCGTCGATTTCGGTCAACACGGCGACCAACCTCGCTGGCGGAGCCGCAGGATCGCTCCCCTACCAATCGGGCGCGGGCGCAACGACCTTCCTGAGCATCGGCTCGACAAATCGTGTCCTGACCTCGTCTGGCAGCGCCCCGCAGTGGGTGACCGCCCTGTCGGATCTGACGGGCGTTTCC